AACCGCGCCTGTCATATAGCAGATTGAAACATCCCGCGCGATTGTGCCATCGGCGGCATACTCACCGTATCTCATATGGACTCCTAGACTATGGTTTGCAGGGTTACGCGGATTGTCCAATCAATCGCAAAATGATCTATTCCGCTAGGTGCTTGTCGAATGACAATTCCGCTATCACGATACTGGATACTCTGAACCAGATACCCAAAAGCATTTTGCGTGCTGGTTTCCAATCGCGGATGATTGAACAGATATTCTCGAACGATGGCGAAATAAAGGTTGATATTGACGAACGCCTGTGCGCCCGTTTCCTTATCCAACTCATTGACCGATTGCAGCGGTGAACCTAATAAGCGCCATGTACTATCCCGTTGGATTTCGACTACCCCCGTGCCTAAACCAACGGATGGGTAGAAATCACGCATTTCACCAATCAGGGGGTAGATACACGGCAACTCTGCATCACCTAATTGGTGAACGGGCGGGTTGCGAAATGCCTTGAGAGTATCCCCGCCAGCGGATGGGATTTCAAGGAATATCTGATAGTAGCGTTCTAAGAGGTCAGTTTCAAAATCCGGTAGCGTCGTCATACGGCCAGTATTCGCATTCTGCCACTCAGCTTTCGTGACAAGCCACTCTGAGCAATCATCAGTTGCAAGTCTTTAGGTAGCCCGTCTGTGCTAACCGGATAACTGAAGTCACCGATGGCTACACTGTTGGCTAAGGGCGCTTTGATCTGCTCTACCCGCCATTGCACTAGACGCATCACAATGTCGCGTATCAATGGCAAGGGTTGCCAGAAATACACAATATCATTCGTGCTGGCATTGGCTGCCGTGCTACCGTTATAGGCAGGTGAGACAGTTAGACTGGTGCTACCTGCCAAGTCTACATAGAAGTATTGCGAACCGACCTTGAGGACTGACCCTTGCTCGGTGTACTGAACACTATTGACGACTAGCGTAGTCGCGCCCGCTGTATAGCTAGATGCAACCGTTCCAGCCTGTACCCATTGCCCGCCGTAACCCCATTTGCCGAGTACCCATATGCTATCTGTCGGGTCTGATACAGTGGGCAGGAAGGTAGTCGCCCCCTGTAAATCAAGACGGATTTTGTTATAGGTGACAATACCCGTGCCGACTTCACCCTGATTCTCAGATAACGAATAGCTGGTGAGTGCCGTTCCGCTGCTGATAGACGACGCGCCGAATGGCAGGTTAACAGCTAGCGTCGTTACACTACGCAAATCATCATCTAACTGTAGGGTATACGGGTCAGACAATGCGCCGCCGTCGTCCTGTGAAAGCGCCGTATATTTGCGGGTATCAATACGCTCATCAAAGCGCCGTCCGCAAATGCGTTGTATGAAGTCCGATGCTGCGATAATACCGGGCAACAGGTTGCCAATGGTAAACTCATTATTGGCGCGGGCTTCATATTCACTTTTGAGCAGGAGTGGCGTAACCTGTGGAACGCTCATTCGGTTTTCTTGGCTTTCGGTATTCTGAGTTTACGACCCTTGTGTTCGAGTTCGTCAACTTCTTCCGGCGGCGGTTCACTGGCGGGTTGTGTATCCGCTTCAGTAGGGTCGGGTTCGGGCGGATTATCGACCTCGATGTATTCCGCTTTTTGCTGGTCATTCACCAGATAGTCCTCTAACCCAAACAGACACGGGTCGCCAATGTCATAGATACCTTTTTGGATAATCTGTTCATTGGTTAGCTTACCCATGAAGTATTGAGTGACTTTGATCTTCTTCATTGGTCGTCTCTCAGAATGTTGAGTACAAATCGCAATGAGGTTGCGGCATAGGTTGGTGCACCGCGTGATACGGGCAGGCAGAACAAATTACCTGTTACCGTTTTCTGAAAGGCGCGTCCGAATTCACGGGCTGCGCTCGTTCCGCCATTCCCGCCGGATACTGCACCCTCAGATACATAATCTGATGCCAGCACCTTCACGCCGCCCATGATGCGTTTTGTTCTATCAGCACTCTGGATAACATAGGCCGCATTGACTGCGCCGTATGTTCCCGTAGGGGCAGCATTATAGAACAGAAGGTCTATCTCTGCCGACTGACCCGCAGAGTCATAGACTTCGACACTCTGCAATACTCCGCCGCGCTCACCCGCGCCCGCAAACGTTAGGAACTTTGGCGATGATGATGCGCCATAGAGAATGTCTCCAGAAGCATAGGCACTGGTATCTAGCTGCGGCGCACTATCTTGCTCAAATGAAATGGTTATAGCCATTGGTTTATCCTTTGAAGGGCGGGGTTAACCGCCCTGAATACTTAGGCTTCACGCGCCCATGTGCCACGAACGGCGGTGACATACCAGCCATCAATGCCATCACCAACAACCGTAATCAAATCGCCAAGTGCATCAGATGCGGCGGTATTGATTGCGTCCTTATCGTCGGCTGCTGTAAAACCATTGCCGATGATTTTATCGGCGGCGGCCGGGCTTACTGAAGTCCCCGCGCCGCTGCCTGGCAACTGCATGACCAGAAACGTGTAGGTCAAACCTAGCGCAGTAGCAGGTAGCGTAAAAACGACTGTGCCTGAACCGTTGGCAAGAAATAGTTTTCCGCTATCCTCTGCCGTTACGGTATAAGAAGCCGTTTTGGTTTCTACTGTGGTTTTGAATGTGAGTTCTCCCACATTCACATCGTCACCCTTGCGGGCGATATAAGTCTTCTGAGCCATGTCATTATCCTCTGTCTATGAGGGCGGGTCGGCTATCCCCGCCCTCACCTATTGAGAGATACTTGTATCAGCTATTGCTAGGCAATAGTGATGTTATAGGTTTCAACCGATGCGCCAGCGCCACGAGGCACGAAGCCTAGACGCATCTTAGCAACGATTACATTTGTTCCAGTCAGAATATCGCGGTCAGTTTCAACACGAACCTGACGCTTCCAGGCAGCCGCCCAGTAAGGCGCATAAGCCGCCACGATTTGTCCCAGCGTGCCACCTGCATTAGGTGTCTTACCCGCGCTGTTATTCTTGACAATGAATCCGCTGGTCACAACATCAACCGCGTACATCTGGCGGACACGACCACTCGTTACGGTCGCCGCACCACCTACACGCACATCATCCGTCTTGATTGACAGAATATCAAGTGCAGTATTGTGAGTATACGGGTCAATGAAGAATACCAGTCTATCCAGTTGGTCTTGAATTTCAACCGGAAATAAAGCCAGCGTAGCGCGGAAGTCGTTTTCATCCAATGCTCCGCCGTTCCGACTTGTGCTTGAGCCTGTCACCAACGCATACTTACGAATACCATTGCTGGCAATATAGTAAGGGGTAGACAGACCACTGCCGGGCGTGCTATCAATCAAGTTGATGTTGGCATTCGCGCCCGTCTCAGTATCGCCGTTGATAAGCAACTGGTCAACAGTTTCAACCATTTTGATATTGATCTGTTGATTCAGTTGCGGCGCTACATTAATCAGGCTGTCTTCTTCAAACACGTCACTGTAAGCAACCGCCAAGCCCAACTCGCCGGGGGTGCAAAGCACGCGGTCAGTTCCGGCACGGCTCAAGCCAACGTTAACTGAAGGCCGTCCAGTAGCATCAGCGTTCGCATTCTGAGCAATCGTGTATACCGTTGGGTCAGCCCCTTCAGTGAGGAAATAAACACTTTCCGCGCCCTGTGGGACTTCCTGTTCCATCATGCCTTTAGTACGCAAGGTCTGATAGATACGCGCTTCATTGCGTGCCTTCTCCCATAGAGAAGTTGACCACGCAATCGAAACCCATTCGTCGCCCGCACCCGCTGCCGTTGAAATCATGACTTCATTAGCACGGGTTGACGGCAACATACTCCGCACATTCATGTCCTGAATGACGGGCGCATCCTTCTCTACCAACTGCCCGGCACGTACACCTAGCATTCGGCGAAATTCTTCAGACGGCTGAATACCCTTAGCGCGCATAACCTCACGCGCAAAAACAAGCGATTCAAAGTCACGTCCCCAATACTTACGCGGTTCACTGACAACCACATTGCCATTGCCATTGCTAGCAAAGCGAACACCATCATCAGCGGGCGGCGCGTTACGAGTGTCAGCCAACTCTTTTTCGAGCTTGGCCTTCTCGGCACGCAAGGCTTCGAGCTCAGCGGCTTTCGCAGCTTCGGCGGCCTGTTGTGCCTGTTCAGCCTGAAGGCTGCGGATAGCATCCTTCAGAGTATCCATATTGAATTCCATTGTATTTGATCTCCCCTCTTGTGGCGGTTCGTTAGCATTACCATTCCCGTTTTCTTGTTCGGGGTTATTGGCTTGCAACGCCGCCAGCATATCGTCTGGTGATAAGCCAGCAGCAACCAACGCCTGAATGATGTCCTGTGCGGACGCGCCAGACGTGATTAATTGCTGGACTACGGCTTGAAAGTCCATTGCATTGTCCTCTCGTATAGCCTCATGTGAGGCCGTCTCTGCAAACTGTGAACTATCGCCGCCAGTCGCATCCTGCGACTGCTCCGCAGACGATCTAATGAGTTGCACAGCGGGCATTCGTGATTCAGCGGGATGTTTAGTCAACGTTAATTCGACTAAATCCCAATTCTTAAATGCGCCATCATCATAGAATTCCGCAAGGTGTGGCGCGGTAGCACTTGATGTAAACAGTTCCCCTTTTCGGACTTCGCTAATGATGCGTCCGAAGTAGGGGCTTCCCTTATCCAGCCGGGCGGTTGCCAGATAACCAATGTCGTCTAACACGACGCTTTCAACCGTGCCGATAGTTTCGGCACCGATGCTGCTGTCTGAGGCGTGGTCATACTTCAACGGGTAAGGGGTGAACTTAAGACCGATGTCTACAGGCCGCGCCTTATCCCACCACGTATCATAACTATCACGCTGTTCAGGACTGCCCCAGATAGCCACGTAGAGCTTCAGAACGCCCTCTACGCTATCGACTGCGGTAACTGCCCGCTGGCAGGTGTAGATGTAGTTTGTTGGTTCGATTACGGTTGTTTGCATGTTAGTATTCCGAAACAAAAACAGGTGCTTGTTTGCACCTGTTTTATGGTAAAATTAGAGTAGTGAAAGGATATTCAAATGAACGACAAACCGCTGATTAGCAGACAAGCAATTGTACAAGCCATCAAAGACATGCTGTTCTTTGGGTTTCTAGCAATTATCCCTATCGTTTGTCTTGTCCTAACATGGTTCGTGTTGTATCACGGAAGAACCTAAAACTTACCTCTTACCAGCAAGTTGTGTGTTACTCGTCTGACCATGCGCTTACTCTCATCACGATAAAAATCAATCGTGTCCTTATGCGGTAGCCAGCCTGTCACCGTATGACCCGGCACTTGCCGATTGCCAGTGACCCACTTAATCACCTTGTTCGGATTGCGAACACTGGTGACTACCGCGTTATCCTGAATGGTGATTTTGGCAGACCATCCCTTGACCAGTTTCCCCGTTCTCACATAACCGTAACCATCCGTTTTAATCTTACCTGTAGCGACTGCCCACATATACCAGCGTTTAGATTTCGGCGTTGCAAACTCGAACGGATGTACTGCGCGACGGGACGGTACGTAACGCAAGTCGGCTATCAGTTCGGGATAGATTTCTCTATTCCAGCTATCCGTAACCGTCTCTAGCCACAAGTCACCGAAGGCTTCTATGAACAATTCGAGGTTGTCAAACTCGCGAAATTCAGCGATGAGTTCAGCGCGTATCATCCCAGCCAGTTACCCCGTTCGGGTTCTTCACTAATCACGAAACTGCACGAACAGCCCTGTTTGCATGTGGTCTTATTTGAGCCGATCAGTAAATCGTGTTCTACCCATTCAGAGGCGGGGTGAATCTGGTCAGCCAATATTAAACACTCAGGACAATGTTCACTCATAACTTGGCCTAGCACACGTCGCAAGTTTGGATTACCGCCCGCTATCATACCTAGCAAATGAATTTCATCCAGCGAAACATTTGCCCACATATAAGCACGATTCTGGACTTCTAACTCTGTGATACCTTCTCTAAACACTTCCGCGCCAAAACCTGTTACAAATGAACTCTGTTTAGCTTGCCAGTCGCGAAAGGTTTTGAGCTCATCTTTGCTCAAACTTTCAGGGTCATAACCCGCGTCATTCATGCCGTCGCGAAAGGCTTGCAAGCCAAGTCGCCGCAGGATAGACCGCATACGACCCGCAAACAGCTTGCGACTGATTTCGGTTTGTTGACCCGCGCCGATGATTTTGGTGAGTTCACTAATGAACTCATCACGGGTATCAGGATAAGCACGCCAGGTTATTTCTTCGCGGAGTAGTGCGTCAGCTATATCGAACACATCTTCGATTGGTACATCAGCCAAAAGCATATCGCGTACAATGTCGATATACTCCCAACCGCGCAAGGCTTCCGCCTTGAATTCGTAGTCTGCGCCCTTATTACTGGCAACCCGTCGCCACGCCTGTAGCTCTTTCGTGCGGGCAGGGGATATGCCACGTAGAGGCCATTGATGATAGTTATCATTGCCAATATAGACGCTTAGATTGGTGGCGACTAATGGCAACTCCATGAGGTCGGGTAAGTCCGCCTCAGTAATCCCTTCACCCCTGCATAACAGGATGCGCGGTTCATTGGTCTGCAAGTTCACATCACGCATTTGCAAGGCGGTTGATTTTGCCAGCACATCAACATCGCCGGATACTTTCAGATAGACTGCATTGTTATCCAGCGCATAGCCGGATGTTTTCATATCGAACTTGCGAGCAGTAGTGTAGTCGGCTTGCGCCAGAAAATTCGCTACGGCTTTCGGTGTCCATTCATTCGCGCCAGCCAACTCCAAGCGCCATTCGTTTTCCGGCGTCCATTCGACGTTATGCTTCACCAGCTTGTCAGCTAAGGTCGTTCGTGCCAGACGCACAAACTGATGTTTGGCAAAGTCTACGCCGATGGCTAACCGCAAATGAGCGCGGGTTGATAATTGCGTTGGGGCTTCTGGCTGCGGCGGTTCAGGTGACTCAATCGGTTCTTGTGGTGGCTCGGAAGGTAGCGGCGATTCTGGATTATCCGGCGTATTCGTGTCAGGCGGGGGTAAGAACCCGCCAAATGGGGAGGCGGGCAGTTGACCTACCATGCCTGCATTTTTAAGCGCAATTTCCATCAATCGCGCCGCCGGATACAAAGTGCCGCTAATCAACATGACTTCACCATTCGGGTCATCATAGCGCACATTCGGTACGCCCATGAGTTGGCGGGTCATATTCAGGGTAACAACCCCATCACGCCATAGGGATAAGGGTTCATTAGCATTGCGCGATAGATATGCGCCCTCACGTTGTGCATACCCAACAAGCTCCCTGCCCTCTTGATAATCCAGTATCGGGCTATTGGTCGTCAACGCGATAGCCGTGTCCGCGCGAACTAGATTGCTATCGGCTAAGGCAGGTATCTTCTGCTCATCAATAGCCAGCGTGTAAGTATCACGCTGGTCAAAGTCTACCCATGCCCATTGGCGGTTCAGCGCGTCCAAAATAATTGAACGGGTGAATGGCAAGGCTACGCTGCGAATGTGGGCAACCTCTACCGTGCTAAAAGTGCTGTTAGCCGATAGCGGGTCAGCTACCCCTTGCAAGCCAATGAGTATCGGGTTGACCTGAAAGATAGCGCAGATTTCAAGGCGCTCAGTTTCTTTCAGATCAATCATGGCAAGGTCTTTAGGCGCGGCCTGGATAGAATTCCATTTTGCGCCGCCGGGCATTACCGCCGTCCGGTGTGCGTTGCGTGCACCCTTGAAATTCGCCCGCCATGTATCCCGTGCATCTTCTAGCGTTCTGTCATCCAATGGTACATCGAATGTCAAAAACCCGTCGGGCTGGGCGCTGTTCAAAAAGAAGGCAGCGGCATAGGTGGCAATACCTAACTCGATATTCATGGCCTTCCACGCTACCTCGAAACGAGATAACCCCATTCCGATAGGCGACGGGTCAAACAGTTGAGTATAGATAACCTCACTGGCTTTTACGTCTTCATAGTTCCCATTGTGCGGATTGCTGATTCGATAGCCGGATACTTTGCGCTCACTATCTACTATCTCTTTGACCAGCGACGGGTTAATCCATTCCAAACCTGTAGGCCATCCCTGATTATTCCGGCGCTTACGCAGATAGACCCTACCCCAGCCAAGCAACGAACGGGTTGCATCAGATAGGATTTTATTCGATACGGACGTGAAGTAGGTTAGCGGTGTATCCTGTAGATCATTATCCTGTTTATCGGTAACTTTAAGTGGCAGGCCGCCCGTCGTTTCGGCGCGGTACTCAATACACGGGTAAGCCGTAGCCGATACCGAAAAAGCCCGCTGCGCTAATTGGTCGTCAACACTTGTGCCGTAGCCAATCGCCCGCGCAAGATTCTGCTCAAATGAGGCGCGGTAACTGGCATACTGCGGCGGGGTCAGCACTTCATCACCACGTGTATACAAAATGCTGTATGCACCGGATTGAAAGACACGCGGCTGCGAAACACGCGGCGCGTAACGGCCTACAGTTTTATGCTGATCTAGCAGGGTAAGGTCATAGTTCACAACGTTGCTCTTTTACCATAAGCCAACATAAGGACGCGGAGCTGTACTGCCATGCCACGCCAGCGCCAGCGCCATGACCGTATCATCATGCAGACCTTCCGGCGCGCTATACTGTGAGCGTCCGGTAGTCGGTGACACCTTGCGCTCATAGGCCATCAGTTCGTTCTTCAGGATACGGTCATTTAGCACTTTGATTTCATCTCGATCAAATGCCAGCACCAGCGATTCAATGAGTGGCGGCTTGCTGGTCGCAGTAGTCTCAAAGGCACGGACGGGCAAACCTTCCCGTTGCAAGGCTTCAATGTTCGGACTGCCTACGCTGTTACTCTCCGCAATGATGATCTGCGGTTTCCACTTGTCATACAACGCCCGCAAGCGCCCGCGTTGCAGCGACCAATCAATCCCGTTGAAACGGTCATAGCACATCATTTCGCGAGTGGTGCTATCCATAACCACGATTACGGTGAAGTCTTTCGATTGCGCCCAGTCTACTCCGAATACGTAGCGATGGTCAGGCAGCGGGGCGTTTTGCACGGTTAAGGTTGCGCGTTCGTCTATGTAGCGAAATACCGCGCCCTCACCACTTAGGAATTCCGCTAAGATTTCTTGCTGATAATCTTCGCTGGTCATGTCAGCAATGAGCATATCCAGCGCGTGTTTACTTAAATGCGGGTTCTCTAGTGTGCTAAAGTTCCAGGCTGCCC